TTCCTCCCATATTCTTTTTAACTCTCTTCTTAGCCTTACCTCCACACTTATCTTTAAATATATCTACTACTTTAGCACCCTCAGCTTTCTTCTTGCATTTAACACAGCCTCCAGCCATATACTTCTCAACCTCGTATCCTTCTGGGCACTCACCTCTAAGGGTTTGAACATAACTTAACTTGGCTCCTAATTTAGCCATTGAAATTTGATTACCTTCCATTGCTTTGTATTGTTTATAAAACTCTCTTAAATCGTTCTCTGATAGCTGTGCTACTTTGTTCTCAAAGTCCGCTGCATCTTTAGGGTTTAGGACTTTAATAAGATAGGCAGTGAACGCTTGTTGTTCTTCGTTCATCTGCCCACCCTGTTGAAACATACTTATCATACTTTAACTAAATCCTTAGTATTGTAGATAGCTTCCTGCAAAACTCCTTCTGTAGAGAACCATCTACATCTAATACCTTTAAAATAATCTTCTGTTACGTTTGGAACACCATGAGTTCTAATATTCATAGTCTCCTTCTTAACCACAATCATTACAGGTTTGTTAGGTATATCTTGTTTAAGAGTTACTACCTCACCTGGCATAAAATAAACTTTCTCTTCCATTATGCATTATCACTTTTAAATTCCTTTGTATATCTATCTTTTAATCCAGAATTAACTACTACTTGAACTTGAGGTTCTGCTACAACTTCAAATCCTTGTCCGAAGAATGGAATAGGAACTCCACATGCTCTTCTATAGTAAATAATGTCACCTTCCTTTACAAATTTACATAAAGGACTAGCCTCTATTACTAATGCTTGAACTGATAAGTTCTCTTCTTGGTCCATTTCACCAGAGTCTGGATTCTTAAATGTACCTGTATATTCTGGAAGTATCAACCCTGACTCAGTTACCTTCATCTTCTGGAATGGGTTCTTAGCATAAGGTTGTACTAATATATAACTGTTGATAGGGACAATCTGTAAGTCCTTCATCTTCTCATCCATCATCTTAGCGTGTCTTTCCTGCTCATCGATTTTAGCATTCCACTCTGCCCTAGCTTCCTCAACCTGCTCGTTGAATTTTACTTTAGCATCTTGTTTAGCCATTTCAGCTACAGTAGGAGACATTATAAATACATCCCCATTACCCATTAAACTATTCTTACCATTAGCATCTCCTCTAACCAATTGATTCTTTGTTTTTAACACTGCTTCTACTGTACTTAAACTATTCATACTCATTAAAATTAAATTACCATTTTCCTATAGGACACGTCGCAGTAGGCAAAGTTGTTTTAGCTCTTAACCTGCACCCACATCCATTAATATAACCATCTTTCTTCTCTGTACTTATATCTTCATTATCGGGGTTTACCCATAACTTACTGTTACATATCTCCCCCAATACTACACTCTTCTTGTAGAGTTTACATCCTTTGCACAAACGGATGCGGGCTTCTGATATATTCTTATTAAGCCCAAGCATCTCGTTAGTGTGTCCATTTAAAATAGCACCAAGACCCATATTATTCTATTTAGTTCATAAAGTTGCTAATATCTCAAACCTAGTTGTTTGAAAG